CAAGGTACTTTTGTGTGTCCTTGGTGGCGGCGTCCTGGTCAACCAGTTTATTATTTTTGTAAAGTTCAAAGACATTAGGTTTGATACCTCGGAATACACGATAGTCGTCTTTACCAATAGAGAATGTAACCTCTACCTTACAACTCTTCTCGTTGATAGAGTTCACCAACTGGGGTTTATTGATCTTACGAAATGCTTTTCCAAACAAAGCAAAACACAGGGCGTCCAACATAGTGGACTTCCCTGCACCGTTGTTTCCGACAATAAGTGTTGATGGAGACTCGCAAAAATCAATCTCAGTCCACTGATCCCCCGTTGAGAGGAAGTTCTTCCAGCGGATAGTTTCAAAAGTAATCATTAGGGGGGAACAATCAAATCGTCTTTTTTGATTACCGAATAACTATACCCATAGGTGTTACAGTTAATGGCAATAACATCTTTGTCAACTTCAATAACTTCTAAATCGTCTTCATAGTCTTCTGCATTAAGTTGCAGAATATATCTTTCAGCATCATCTCGATCTTCAAATACAGTCACTGTTTTAGTATAATCTTTGCTGTTAACGGCATAGATACCACCTGATTTTGTGTCTGTTAGAACGAACATTAGATTTCTGCTGCTTCCATGTACAACGATCTCATCACGTTTTTGATGTTAGACTTGTTAACTTTGAGATCTATTTCATCTATGTAGTTGTCAAGCAGAGTCATAGTATCTTCGGTTTCCAGAACTTCAGAATCTCCTGCTTCAACACTCAAATCTTCAATGATCTTAAGATCTCCCAGAGACATATCTTGTAGTTGACTGACCGCATAGTCAAACTTTGCATAGTCACCTTTATCTTCTACAATCAGTTTAACGAATGCTCCTTTGAGTTCGCTTTCATCTGGTAAAGTAACTCCACCATTATAATAGAGCTTATGAAAAGTGTCAAAGGGATTTCTATAGAAAGTTGTTTTAAGAGTGTCAGTATCAAACACATGGAATCCCCTCTTGCATCCGTAGTCATTCCAATACAACTGATAAGGGTTACCAAGATATGTAACATTCTTCTTGGTAGATTTCATGTGATAATGACCACTAAAAACCTTTTTGAACTTACTAAAGATGGATTTATCCATCCCATTTTCCATCACATGACCAGGGTGAGCCTCAAAACCGTTAAGCTCAAGATGCCCCATGCACACAGGAGCATCACTCTCCGTAATAACTCCGAGGGTTCGTTCGTAGTTTTCGTCACATATCCAAGGCAGAAGAAGAATAGGAACACTATCAAAGTCAACGGTAGTAGGATCAGTGTAGACTCTGATGTTGTTGTATCCGTCAAGTAACTCACTTGGGGCGTTAACTCGAAGGGTATTCTTGTAGTAGATGTCATGATTCCCTACAAGCATGTGCATTTGAACATTCCTCTCAGCGAGAGGATTGAACCACATTTCTTTTGCTGCTTCCAGCGACATAAAGTTGATAGATCTGCGTTTGTCAAAGGTATCTCCTAAGGCAATGACCGTATCAATCTTATGTGCATCTATGAAAGGAAGCACGATTTCTCCATAAAATCTTCGGTAATGGTTTATAAAATGTTGATTATCATTACGAACACCGAAGTGTTGATCAGTGATCAAAAGGATTTTCATATTTAAAGACCTCTATAAAGAGGTGGTTGAACGTCTTCGCTAGCTACGTAGTTGATAAAAAATGGTAATGTAAGTCTTTCATATCCAGGAGATCCATATGTAGGAACTCCATGATATGCTGCTCCACTAAACAGAAGCATTCTATTATAAACGTTTTCTACTCTTATAGTCTCTGTCCATTTTGAAGAAGGTAAATGTGAATCAAAGTACTGATTATAATGTTCATCAGGAACACCTCTACCTAGATAATGATCTGTTTTGCATTGATGATTATCTGTGATATAACTTCTAGTAAGATCATTATGTTGATATATAGAAGTTCCTGTATCTGGTTCTGGATTTTTATTTAAGTAGATAATACCACCGATTACCCTATTAACGTCTTGATGAATCCATCCACGATTTTTTGGATGATATTTGTCTTTATGAAATGGGGTGATTTTTTGAAATCGCAGAGTTGCAAAATAAATGTAGTTATTATCGGGATAAAAACTATTTAAAATCTTTCTTACAGTTTCATTCCTAAACTGAATATTCAAATCCGCAAGATCTTGCGTTCTTTTTCCTGGCCAAAAACCATCATCAGTATCACGATACTCTAAGGTATTTGCCCATTCAACTACGGCATCAGGATTTTCAAAAAAGTTATCATGAATAAGAGTTGGATACATAATCTATCGTTTAGAGTTCATTTCAACACGAGATTTGATTTGATTATAACCCGAATCGGTATCACCGTCAACCGTGAATACATGATCATAACCAGACTTCTCAAGGATTTTTTCTTTGATGTCTAACTGTCTTTTTTCTTTTGCGATTCTCCTTAGGAATGCATAGTATACAATCTGAGTAAAATATGCAAACGGGTTCTTAGATTTTGCTGGATTAAAGTTATCAATATATTGAATACAGTTTTCAATACCATCGCAAACCATATCATCCTTGTACATATAGTTGATAAAGTTTGGTCTATATGATAGATGAGTTGCAATCTTTAGAAAACAACTGCCAATATAGTTTCCTACCCTAGGTTTGTTTGGACTCTTCCAACTTTTAAGAACTTCAAACTGCTTATCATCATCCATCTCAGCAAGATCGGGAATCTCTTTCAAAGCAGCATTATATACTCTCTGCTTATACTTAATGATCGCAGCAAGAAACTCTTGATTATCAACGTAATGTTGTTTTTGTTTTTTAACAGTTTTCATATAGTATCTTGCTTTGTGTACATTATAACACACTTGACAGAATCGTCAAGTCTCTGTAGAATAACCATGTAAGGGTTCAAGAAAAACTCTAGCTTTTATAGATTCTTTCAAAGAGTTTTCTTGCTTCCTCAGTCTTTCCTAAGTAACCCATCTCGGGTTGAGGATCGATTTTTACATTAGACTTTTTTTCATCGTCATCATCCATGACGAATGCTTCGTACATAAACGAAACTTCTTTACTCATAGAGGTGACCGTTAGAATATCTTTTTCACGGAGGATGTAGAAATCTTCATCAGAAAACTGCATCCACTTTGCGAATCCTACTCCTCTGACGGTGCGTCCATCTTCAGTTTCCTTAGTAACTATTTGAGTGCATACTGGACTTTGAATGAAGACAAGAGTCTCTCCATTATCCTCGGTAAGAACTGCCTTACCAAGAACCTCTTCTCCATTGAGAAGTTTAAATATTCCGTAAAACTCTTCGTCGTGTCTTGCGTAGTTAATCATAAGCTTTTACTTTTACATCTATGATTTCATACTGAAATTTTTCTTCGTTATATACCTTGACTCTCTCCATTAAGTGATTCAAAGTGTAGTTGTTACCTCTATCAGTAGAGATATCATCTGCAATATCATACAATGTTGCTTGTGATTTATTTTCTCCTTTCCTCAGAACACGACCAATAGATTGAAGGTTCCTCACTCTGGACTTAGAAGGAGAGGCGAAAATAACGTTATGTAATCTTTTGATGTTAATGCCTGTTGAGAAAGTGCCGTATGAGGCAACAATGATTGCATTGTCAGATTGTTCAGTTAGCAACCTGATGTCTTCGCGGTCATCAACATCGACTCCGCCATGCACAAAATGCACGGGTCTATCTGTGTGACTATTTATCATTTCGTAAAGGGGCATCCCGTGACGTTCTACATAGTTGAATAGAACTAATGTGTTTCCTTTGAGATCACATGCGAGATTGCGGATAAACTTATTTCTACCCTCATGCTCTACAAGGTAACCAATCTCATCTTGGTATCCTTCAAAGAGTTTTTCTTCGTGCTTCATCAGCACAATCTTAACTTTGAGTTTGGCAACATGACCTGCTTGCATTAGGGCAGCAGTTCTAGTAACCTGGGAGCATCTACCAAAGACACCTTCCAAAACTAACTGATTGACATTTGCACCGTCTAAGGTGCCAGTAAATCCAATACGATACTTACACTCATGCAACTTACCCATCAGAGAAGTAAGAGATTTAGCTTTGAAAAGGTGTGCCTCGTCACCGATCACTACGTCGAACCTGTCAAACCACTTACGCGGTTCCTTATAGATCGATTGCCAAGTGGTGATTACTACCTGATGGTCCGTGTATTTTTCTTGCCCCGCATATATTTTGTGGCAATTTTCGGCACACATCCATCCATATTCCTCAAAGTCTTTGTACATCTGCTCTACCAAAGAAGTGGTAGGGACTACGATTAGAATATTTCTATCTACATTTGCATGGAAGCGAACCAATGCGTAAATCATCAATGACTTACCGCTTGCTGTGGGAGATAGCAGTAACCGTCTGTTATGTTTTAATGCTTCATATATCGCTTTATATTGGTAGTCTCGAACCTTCAATCCAGGAGGTAGACGTAAAGACTTTACAAATCCAACAACAGACTCTGGAGTGATAAAATCATTTGCATCTAATGGATGACCGAAGAACTTACAGTCTTGCATTTCATAACTGTATCCCTTCTCTTCCACCCATTCCATGAGATAGTCTAAGAGACCACAGTAGATCTCTCCCGTTGCTGGGGAATAAAGACGGATTTTTCCATCCCAACCTTTCCAACGTTTTTGTTTCTGCATGAACTTTGCAGACTCAACTTCAAAACAAAAGAAGTCTGCTAACTCATAGTTAATGTGAGGTTCTGCCTCAACTTTAAGATAAACTTCATTCTTCTTACGGATAATCAAATCAGACATATGGAGGACCATAGAACCATGCAACAAGTGATTTTCTTACACCAGATGTGACAGGGCGAACCCTATGCCACTGATCAGCTTGAAAGAAAATAGCAGACCCAGCAGGTAACTTAAATGATTTGTACCTTTTTTCTTCTGCTGGACTATATAGTTCCAAATCAAACTCGCCTCCTTCGTAGTCATCATTGAGGAAGAGTGACATACTAATCTTTCTTACATTTCCTCTAACAGGTCTTGGATGTTGATCTACATGCCAGTTGTATGTTCCACCAGGTTCATATAAACCATACTGCACAGGTTCTACGCCGCCGATTTTAAAGTTCCAATGGGCAGATCTATTGACACTTTTGATCATATTCAATAATAAAATATACAAGGATTCATCTTGCACCCATGCTATCTTTGACTTTCTTTTTGTTTGATTTTTTTGATCGTAGAGTTTCCCTTCTTCCCACTTAAAATTATTGCCAGACAATGCAGTGTTGACCACTTGCATCGCCTGGCGATTAAAAGAAACTTGTTTATAATAAAGACCGTAGTTCATTACATACCAGACTGAAACCTCTTCCATTCAATAGCATTCTTGATATGATATGTGCGACTATTGATCTGTCGCAACACTCCATCAAGAAAGAAGAGAACCTGGTCTATGTAGTCGATTTTAAACTGAAGTTTTCCGATCTCTTCGTCCGCTTCAATAAACATAGAGATCTCTTCCTTAGTAGTAAGTTTGAGATCAAACGGCATTTCTTTGTATACTGTAGAAGGTGCTTTACCTTTGTAGTATAACCACTTATCCCTAACAAGACGTTTCATCTCAATCTCTCTTTCTTTTTTCATGAGAGAGAACGTGTTGTGATACTCCATGTATTTCATATGGAGTTGGGGGATTGCTAGGGAATCATTGTCATGAAGATCATCATCCAACTTGGAATCAGTCTTCCACATGTCCTGTAGTGTTTCTAAATTCATCACCAAAAGAATACTTTAGTTTCATTGCTGCTAGAATCCATGCCTCTGATAAAGACTTGGGTCCGTGTTCTATTAGTCTAGCATGTTTCCATTTTAAGTTGGGGTCTGCATACGCACGTTGTTTCCAATCGTCCATCAACGTCTAGTCTGAGAGTTCACGTTTCTGATTTCGTATAGAGTATACTTAAATGTTGCTGTTGCCGTAAAGTAATCATTGTCACTTCCAGTAACATCAAATGAAAGTGTTGACAAATCTACGGGGAAAAGGTCTTTGAATATAACATCAAAGTTTGCGATATTGTTATTATTTAAAACTTGAAGAGTTGCGTCAGAAAATCTGGCATCTTGACCTTTGATTTTTCTATTAGCATCATTCCAAAGTTTTCTTTCTTTGAGTTCTTGAGGAGTTCCTAATGCACGCATCCAGTTATGAATCTGCATGTAGTTTTCCATGTCTTCATCGACAATGAACTCAATAGTAAAATCACTATATCGCATGTTCCCTTCTACTGGAATGGGAACAAGACCTCTGGTTGGGATACTTACATCACCTAAGGTTACTGTTGGAATCTCTGCTTTTTGACATAAAAACGAAACCTTCTTTGCTTTATCCAGAATGAATAAGAATCCAATAGGAGAAAGAAAGTTTCTATTAGTCAGTTGGTCTTCGTACCAGTTTGCCATTAGTGTTGTTTTGACCCACTAATATTTAGGCATGAAAAAAGGGACCCCGTAGGGTCCCCTCACTTCCTTCACACGGACGGAAGTATTTATATCACATAAGGTTAGCAACCTGTACGCGACGATAGTAGCGGTTGCTGTTAGCAGTAAGAGCACCGCTGCCCTGGGTAAGACCCTGGCTGAAGGGGTTCGAGACCATGCCGTAGCGAGTCTTGAAGCCGATCTTGGGGGTGAAGGTGTCAGGGTTGATTGCACGAACCTGCTGGAGAGGAACGTAGGGGCAGTAGAAGAGACCTGCGTCGAATGCGTTGGTGCCCTTGTAACCTGCAACGTAGAAGTGCTTGTCAGCAACGTTTGCAGAGTAGGGATCAACGTAGACCTTGATCTTGCCGTTCAGAGTACCAACCAGAGTGCTGGAGGTATCGTCAACACCAGTCAGAGCATTGTTACCTGCGAGAGCGGGGGTGTAGTCGAGAACACCAGCCATGCCCAGTGCAGAAGCAACGTCAGCAGAGCAGATCAGGATGTTGCCCTTGCCGCGACGAGTTTGCTGACCGATAGCGTTTGCATCACGCTCGATCTGGAACAGGAGACCCTTGAACTTCTCAACAGACCAGCGACCGTTGGAGTCAACGTCGAGGTCGAAGATGCCAGCGTTAGCGGTGTTGTTCTGAGCACCTGCAACAGCGTTGGTGTAGATGGTACGAACAACTTCACGGTTGATTTCAGCAAGGATTTCAGTGCTGAGGATGTTTGCGAGCTCTTGCTCAGCATCCAAACCATGAATCGCCTTCAGGTCCTGAGCAAGCTCAAGGCTGTACTCTGCCTTCAGGGCACGAGACTTAGCGGTGACGCTAACTTTCTCGATCGAGAAGCCCATCTCACGGAAAGCGGTGCCAGAGGCAGCGTCCGAAAGTGCTTCAGCGGTAGCGGTAGCCATGCCAGTTGCATCGCCAGTCAGCTCATAGGTGCCAGCAGGGCTGTCATTGAGCAGAGCAGGGTTGGTGCCTTCAGCATCGTTGTCGCCAGAGGAAGATGCACCAGGATCGTAAGAACCAGGACCACCAGAGAATCCAGCGTTGGGCTCGTTGAAGAATGCTTCGTCGTAACCAGAAGCAGCAGGAGCACGCTCACTACCATAGTTGGTACGCATTGCGAAGATCAGTCCAGTAGGACCAGTCATGGGCTGAACGCCTGCAACGTCATATGCGATCAGTTGAGGCATGGAGCGACGGATCAAGCTGATCAGAACAGGGTCGAAACCTGCATTAGGACCAGTTGCTGTAGCGTCAGCACCGAAACCGCCTGTACCAGCAGTTGCGAGTGTTTCGTTGAGCATACCAGCTTCTTCAGTGATAGCTCTTTCTTGGTTTTCGAGGAGTTGTGCAACGACACCACGCTTATGGGAATCTTTGATCTCGGGGAGAGCGTCGTGATTCAGAACGGGTGCCCACTTCTCCTGGAGTTGTTGTAAAGACATTTGTTTCTCCGAAAGTAAGTAGTTAGGGTTTACAATTATTTGGACCAGCGAGCGAGAGCATCGACATACTTCGACATCGAGCCGCTAACTGTTTCTTCGACAAGGGGTTCCGAAACTTCTTCGGTGGGTTCAACTGCAGCAGCAGTTTCAGCCTTTCTAGTGAAGTAGGATTCCTTAATCGTTTCGACCTTATTTCTAAAGTCTTCTTCAGTTTCAAACTCAACACCCTCTGCCAGAGAAGCAAGCTTCTCCTTCTGTGTCTCTGCAAGACCTGTGGCACATTCGTTCACAATTTCCATTTTGACAAACTCGCCAATACGCTTGTTCAAAGCGACATTAGCGTCGATTTGCTCGTTGAGTTTAGCTTCCATATCATCAATTTCTTCAACCATGCCATCAAGCAGGTTGAACTTCTCCTCGGGAACACTAAAGTTGTGCTCAAGGAAAAGACCTTTGAGACCGTTGAAGAAAGACTCTGCCATCTCAGTCTTAATGCCGTGCTCGATCTGGAGAGCGTTTTCCTTCATCCAGGACTCGGCGGCATAAGTGAGGTAATCGTCTACCTTCTCGGCCAAACTTGTTTGAATCTTTTCGACTTCTTCAGTCAAGGTAGATTCAAATGCCTCTTGCAACGCTGCAACTTCTTTGTTGACACGGCTAGTTACTGCTGCTTCAAAGATTGTTGCTGCTTTTGCACGGAACTCTTCTGAGAGTTCTTCACCAGCGACAAGAGCGTCAACATCCTCAGTAAAGTCGAGGTCGGTTTCAGCGAGGACTTCTTCTTCGCCATCTTCCGTTTCCTCCATTTTAGCGGATGCGTCACTAGGTTTCGTCGTAGGAGCAGAAGCCTTACTTACTGCTTTAGCAGCAGAAGCACCAGCATTCTTAGTGCCCTTAGCACCTTCCATCGAATCCGAAGTTACGGTAACTACCTTTTCGCCTTCGGCACCAGAGGTGTCGATTTTTTCGCCAGGCTTGGCATCTTTGGTAATTACGTTGGAACCTTCGGTCACTTGCTCCATGTTATCTAACTCTTTATCGAGTGAGGTCTCAGCCATTTGTTTGAACTCCGTTATGCTTTAGCGTTGTCTGTATTTATTTATAAATCACAAACTCTTTAAAAATGCTGCAAACGCGGAGATTTTACGCTCCTGCAGATTGATAAGAGTTGCTTCATCGATTTCTGTTTTAATCTGAGCAATAGCAGCCTCTTTGAGGATTCCATTGTCCCAAACCCATTCCTTTCCTTCCATGATTCCATCGACGAATGCATCAGGAGCAGAAGGATCTGCTACAATATCAGCAGCAGTGGCAAGCATAAAGTCGTCTGCAACAACGTTACAACCTTCTTTTTTAACTAATGAACCCATACCTCTAGAGGATACGCCAAGTTTGACGCCTTCATCGAGAAGGTTCTTAGCAATGTTGCCCATGGGAGTATCTAAGATTTTTGCTCTACCAATGAAGTTGTTTCCGTCTTCTTTGAGAGAGGTAATCTTATGAGAAACACGATCAAGATTGATGGAAGGACCATCGGGGTGACCTAGTTCGCCAAGGGCACGCCCTTTTTGAATATAGTTCTCATCGTATTTAGCAACTTCTCGCTGTAAAGTTGGTAACTTATACATGCGACCATTACGATTCTGGAGTTCTGCCTGCAAAAAGATACCTTCGATGAAGTGACTCTTCTTGCCGTCCTTCTCTTCAGAGATAAACTCTACCTGAGTGATTTCTTCAGCTATCAGTTTCATTGTCTTCATCTGTAGTTTCTTCTGGTTGTTCGTTAGTAGGGGGTTCATGTGGCATACGCCCATCAACTTCTACATCTTCTGCACCTTCAGTACCATCGGGAAGAGAATCTGAAACTTCATCAGCAGCTTCCTGACCAGTGTCATCTAAATCAAATCCCATGCTTTTTGCAAACTCAATCTTACGTGCTTGAATAGCATCATAGGATGCAGAACCTAAAGCATCATTGATAGAATCAATCGCGGATGCTTTGTCATCATTATAGATTTGATTTACGATTGTTTGTGCGATTTCGCTAGGCATAATAATACTCCCACTATGTTATTATTTAGTTTATTTAAAATTCGCCTCTGCGGGCATCACTGGGATCAACTGCGGATTCTTCATTAGGTGCTACCTCTGCTGCAGGGGCTCCCCCACCTTCATCGCCAGCAGCCATAGCGGGATCCATTTCCGCTGCAGGATCAGCAATAATACCAGATTCCATCTCAGATTCAATTTGTTTGTCAATCTCTTTGATCTCCTCTTCGGTTTGCTTGAGAACTTGACGACGCATATATTCGACAGAGAAATACTTGCCGACATATGGGTCCATAGTGTTAACTTGATTCATACGCTCATTACGAATCTCAATCTCTTTCAGTTCTGTGAAATAGTTATCGGCAATAAAATCAAACTGAATATGATTCTTCATATCATCCCATTCTTCAAGAGTCATAATGCCCTTGAGGATGAGTTGAGTTTTTAGAAGATCTGTAAACAGTTCGGAGAAACGCTTACGGAGACGTGCAATGAACTTCTGGAACTTAACCTCGTCACGAGTAATCTCAGCAGCACGACCAATATTGAAAGTCGTCTCTGTTTCTAAACGTGAACCAGGTACGTTGAGTGCTTTGTAGAGTTTCTTCTGAAAATACTTAACGTCTTCCAGTTCGCCAAGGTTCTGACCACCAGGAAGTGTGGAGATTTCTGTACCTCTACCGCCTTCACGACGAGGAAGCCAGAAGTCTTCTAGCATGGACATGAACTTCTTGTCGTCTTTAATCTCACCAGTGTTTGCATCGTATACCAGTTTGTTACGATAGCGACCCATAACTTCACGGAGATATTGTTCCGCTTTATTCTTGGGGAGATTGCCAACATCGATATAGAAGATACGACGCTCAGGTGCTCTACTCAAACGATAGATGACCAGAGAATCTTCAATCATTCTCAGTTGGTTGACTGCCTTAATCGCCTTATGCAGGTGACTAAGAGTCATGTTTTTGTTCAGGTCTTGAATACCTGAGTGACAATATGTGATAGAATCTGCAGTAATCTTAATGCCCTGATTAGTAGAGTTCTTTAAACCCTTAGGGTTGTAAAGAAAATATTCCGCTGATTTCTGGGTCAGTTGAGTATTAAGATCTACGCCACGCAGTTGCTCTGGACGCTTTTGCTCATACTCAGTGACCTTGCGAATCTTACGAGGATCGATATAACGAAGTTCTGTAAGACCACCACGAGGATTTTGGGGATCGATTACTTTATGATAGAATAATCTTCCATCAACATACCATCTACGGAAGATTTCATATGCACGATTTTCAAAGTCGAGAAGACGAAGAATCTCATCAAACTCTTCTCTAATAAGTTTTTTGATTTTATCCGACGCTTTTAGATTGGAAAGTTCAACCTCAATAGGAACATCATCAAAGTTTCCGCAAATAGTTTCGTTGACAATATCATCAACAGCACTATCACACTCTGGTTGCATTACCATTTCTCTATAACGAGAAATAAGTTCATAATCATTACGGAGACTTCCATCAAAGTCAACAGAATAACCATAGTATCCGCCACCGACAATCGGTTGCGAACCATCCATATTATCCTTCTGAACAAAAGAAGGCCCCTTAGGGACCTTCTTTGCTCTTTCAAGTGAAAAACCGAAGAGCTGAGACATTATATTTCTAAGTTATTGGTCCTGATCTATTTATCAGCTATTTGCATCGCCTGCTTCAGGAGTCCAGTATTGAACTTGCAGTTCAACAGTAAACTCTTCAACAGTGTCGTTATTGCCGAAATCAAGATCAATAGCAGCAATATTGCTGGGGAATACGTTATAGAACTTATAGGACTTAAGGATTCTTGGCTTCTCGCCATCCTTGATATCTCTTGCTAACTGATGAACAGACATATCAGCAAAGTAACCAGTGCTGTCATCGGCATCTCCGAGACCAGCAGCGGAAGTAAAGTTCTCGTTGTATGCTTGGATGCTAGATGCCCACAGTTCAAATGCATCACGGAGTAAGAACCCACTATCGTTTTGAATAGTGATAGTCCAAGGTTCAAAGGTTCTATCGCCAGCGATCTTCAGAACACGACCTCTAAAGGGAACCTCAATAACACCAACCTGCGACGAAGGAAGATTCGCTGCACGAACTGTAAAGTTACCCAGATTTACCAGGGAAGAGTTGTTGATAATTCCAGAGGGGAATGCCAGATCAACCTGAAATAGATTAGGACGAGCAAAGTCTGATGCGACATTTGCCTTAAAATCGTCAATAGTTCCTCTTTTTGCCATTGTTTTTAAATGTCTCCGTCGTTAATATTTAGTACAAACAATATTTTCACGCAAAAAAAGAGACCCCGTAGGGTCTCTTGATTATGTTTAGTTTTATCAGGAAGCGACTTCGCTGAATGCAACACCAGTTCTGGTTGCGGTGAAAGTCAGAGTGATGTAGTTAATAGTGCGTGTGGGTTTGACGAAGATCTCTGCATAGAACTCGCCACGATCAACTGCCTCAGGGGGGTTGTTGTCAGTATCACACTTGACCAGGAAGTCAGTAACACCACGACGACCTTGAACTTCACGCATGTAAGGTTCAACGATGTTCAGGAACAGGGAACGCTGTGCATCATCGTTCTGCTCGAACAGTTGAGTCTTAGCAGCACCTGCGATAACTCTCTCGATGGTGAGGAACAAGCGGCGAACGTTGATACGATCGAATGCAGAAGCGAAACCTTGTGCAGTCTTATCACCGAACAGGACAATGCCCTGACCAGGGAAAGCAACGATAGGATTGACGCGAGCAGCATACAGACGATCACGCTGAGTCTTGTTAGGAGTAAATGCGAGTTTGATTGCATTTCTCAGGACACCACGTTGGAAACCTGCGGGAGAGAACCAAGGCTCTGCAACTTCAGTAGTTTGCAGACAGAGACCAGCAACATCACCGTTGCAAGGTACATAACGATAGACATCATTGTACTTATCGTAGATGTACTTGTAACCCGAGTCAAATACCATGTAGGAAGACGAGGGCAGTTGATCGAAGAAACCAATGATGTTTGTAGTTGCATTTGTTGCATTAGAAACACCGATTACGTTGGCACGACGAGGTGATACAAACACCATGCAGTCACGACGCTCTTCAACAATGTTGACCAAAGAAGTAATCTTAGCAAGTGCTTCTGCGTCACTAGCACCAGAAGGACCAGTGAGGATGAAGTCGATGGTTTGGGATTCGGGATCTTCTACCAGTTCGTATGCAGTTGCAACATCAGTATTACTTACAGTGTATACACCACCAGTAGCAGTATAATCAGCACCATTAGTAAGGCGATAGTAGTAAGTTGCGTTGTTCTTAGAACCTACAGTTGTGCGACCTGCGGGATAATCAGTAGAACCAGTAGTAGAACGAAGCAGGTTGAACTGACGTGAGTTGGCGGTTTGACCCCAGTTACCATCAGAAGCAGTTGCAGTTGCGTTGAATACGCCAGTCTCGTGCTCACCCCAGAACAGGTATTGGGATTTTTGCTTCAGAACGTTAACATAGTAGTTAGTCTCACCGACAGAAGTCTTAGCGTCAGATGCCTTAGAAACACCAACGAAACGCTCAAGAATAGCACCAGTTGTACCAGTAATCTTACCGTCAATATCAAGAACAAGAATGTGCATTTCATCACGATGACCACCTGCATTGTTTGTATACAGGGAAGTCTCAGGACGAGGAGCAACGTTGATCCACTTTACACCAGGCAGATACTCACGCTCAGAATACTCGTCGCGAACAGAAGAGATTACTGCAGCGTTAGTATTGGTATCGTTAACGCTATCAGTTGCTGCAAATGCAATGCTGTCCTTATTCAGAGCAACGTACAGACGACGCTCAATGGTTGTGTCGATAGCAGCGGTGTTAGTACCCTGAGTGATTGCTTGACCGTCAGCAAGAATACCAGTGACGCCGCCACCAGGAAGAGCGATTTCCAGTTTCTTGTTAGCGGGATCCCATGCAAGGACAGTAACTGCTTCTTCAGAACCACCAATATTGACAGTTGTAGAAACACCAGGTGTGAAGTCACCAACAATAGTATCTACAGTAAGGACGATGCTATACTTGAAAACTTTACCAGCAGCACCAGATGCAGCAGAAACTGCTTCGTCAGCAACGAACTCAAACTCGTTACCAGAAGAAGGAGCAGGAATGACAGCGATTTGATCAGCACCAGCATCAGTTACAAAAACACCGATGGAGTTACCTTTTGAACCAGGAGTCATAGCAGCCCAAGTCCAAGAATTATTTGCTGCTTCGTAAGAAGTTTCGTAATCTTGGAGATTCTTAATCAGAGGAGCGGTTCCAGTGTTAACAGCGTTCTTCAGGGTATCAGCAGCGATACGGATAGTCTTCAGAACACCACCATAAGACAAGAACTGAGCAGCAGTATACCAGTACTCAAAGTTGTTATCATTGGGTTTACCGAAACGCTCGGCAAGTTCTCTTTCTGTAGCAATCTCAACGATTTCTTCTACAGGACCACTCTCAAAGGGTGCCGCAATAACGCCAACGTTTGCGGTAGATAAAGTGGTGATCGTCGTCAGGTCTCTTTCCTGAATGACTACACCTGGCGAGGATTGATTAGCTGCCATGTTTAAAGTCTCCTAGATTGATGTCAACATCGGTTGTCTAGGATTATTTATATTTTTGAAAACTTATCTCCACTCCCACATATATGACTTGTCTCCATATTCCGCGATCTGCCATACATCACCCTGAGCATCTGCAAAATATTCATCACCAAGTCCGTCATCCATAAATCCAAATGGAGCCATGTCTTGCTCAATGTTTTCCCTCTGGTCATCATAGATACGTTGTCTAACATCATTATCATGCATTTCCTTAAAGTAAGGTTGCATTGCCATCCAAGCAAAGATAACAAGACACATAGCAAGGTCATCATTACATCCGTCTTCTGCGGCAAATGATTGACCCTTGACAATAAAAGTAGTTAGTTCTGCAATCGTATCATAATCTGGGATGATTAGTTTGTCTTCTTCAATGAGTGCTTTGAGGTTGGAACACCCAACTTGCTTGACAGCGGTGGACATCTTGACACCAAGTTGAGTCTTCTTACCAGAAAAACCTTGACCAAGTTGTTGACCAGCACGACCACGCATTGCCGCCATTAATAAGTTCTCATACTCTAGATCAAACTGAATAATATCTGCAACTTGACCACCGATATCATTTACCTCACACAAGATATAAGCGTTATTGTAGTTCTTTGCAACGTCAATAATGATATTGGGGAAAATGATAGGTTTGATCTCATTGTTTCTATACCTAGCAACCATTTTATATGGTAAAGTGGTGGTATCCATCACTGTAAATGCAGAGTAATCATTAGAGGTTCCTCTTGCAACGTCAACAGTCACAATGTAGTTGTGCTCAGGTTCTACCTTTTCATAAATGGCAAGACCTTTATTCTGTTTGATTGGATCATGATATGGCATAGTCCTTAACTTACTAGGACTAATCAGTGTGTCAACAGAACCAAGAAACTCACACTCAAACTCAACCTTGAACTGTTGTTCAGATGTGTTCTTGATAGTCTGCTCTTTCCAAGCAGCGTCTCTACCAGGAACCGCAGACCAATGAACCTCCGTTGGAATATATTCATTCTTTCCTTTCTCGGCATCGTGCCAAAGTTTGTAGAACATATTCATCCCGTGTGGCGTAGAGATGATGATTACTTTGGTAGACTTACCAGACGAGATAGTAGGATAAACAGAACTAAAGAACTGGTCAGCGATATGATTCGGAACGAACGCGAATTCGTCCAGAAA